GCACGATACTTTACGGGGGACATCGTCAGCATAGCGCGCCGCCCCAGATCGTCTCTGGTACCCGGTCTGCGGTCATGCGGCGCATCAGCTTGCCAAACTCAAGCTCGCCTCTCTGGTACACTTCGGGCGCGGCTTCATACGCGCCGTAGGACATCATGGCCCGATAGATTATGGCCATGTGAAATTGAGCGGGCAGAGCCGGAACATCGGCGTCCAGCGTCATGTTAATCGGCGCGTAAAAATAGTCTCCCGTTATGGTGTACCCCGTTGTCGGCGGCGGGCCGAGGGCTACACCCTTGGTAGGGGAGATAGACATATCGATAGGGCGTGTGGTGGTAGACCGTTGCGAGCCGTACATATAGGAATCGCGCCAAGTGTCGTAATGGATGAAACCCATAAACACTTCGCTGTCGGTTCCTATCGACGTAACGTAGTTACGAAACGTGTCGCGGTCCCAACGGCCAAAGTTTGCGACGCTGACACCTACAGTGCCCGTGCCGGTACCCAACTCATACATTGCTTGCGAGGCAACCGTGGGAAAAGACGCGCTTGCCCGCATCCAATCCCAATCCTGATGAGTAGTCTGAATATCCATCCAAGCCGTGTTGACCCAGTCAACAATACGCTTGAGATTACCTGTTTGGCCAACAACCGTAGACGGTCCCGTGCCGGAGATACCACACTCTTGTCGCATCCTCTGGCAAAGTTCGAGAAAAGTCATCCAGCCCTGCGCCGCAACTCAGTGGCCCACTCCGCCCCTTTTGGGTTGCGGTCTTCTAGCACCGAAAACAAAGCCGTCGAAGTCGTAGACCGCTCGATCATATTCTGCGGATCTTCGTTGTCGCGCTCGATCACGGTGGTGTTGATAGTGTCTCGCTTGGAGCGAATCAAAACCTCAACGTACTTACGCTTTAGCGTAAGCGGCTGGGAGACAGGCAAATAGCCAAACTCAACCCAACCTCCGTTTATTAGAACCTCCGCGCCCTTGCCATTCACCCAGCAAGGAACCCACCGCGAAGCGTATTTCTCCGCAGTGGGCTCTAGCCGAATAGTAACCGGCTCTTCGTTGAACGCCAAAAGGCTCAGATAGTCGAGCGATGTGTCGGGTTCCGCGAAGATAATGTCCGGCTTGTGGTCCTCAATGGAAACAATGCTGTCCTTTTGCTCGATTTTAATATCCCCCATGTGAAGTTCACGGCGGTTTCTACGGGCGGGAGGAGTTTCCATTGATATACCTCAGTTGGTTAAGCGATCTGCGGACGATCCGGCAGAGTCGAGATGTTTCTAATAGTAGTGCAAGTGATGCCGGACGCAGTCCAGCTCGTGCTGCCCATAGTGAACGTCGCGCCCGTGGGCGAAACACGCACGATCTGGTACGCCATTGGGCAGAAGTTTTCCGGAAGGCCCGGAAACTGCGGAGCCGCAATGAACGCACCAACAGTGGTCGTTACGCCAGCAGCAGTCGCCACGCTTGGCCCCTGACAGACGGCAATTGCGCCCGCAAGAGTGGTGCCCCACACCAAGCAAGCACAGGTGTCGGCCAGAATAGCCGGGAAAGCAACGCCGGTATTTGCGTCCAACGTGGGCGACGCGGTGTTGGTCTGAGTGGCGAGAGTCGTGCCGAACTTTCCGTTAATCGCAAACGCGGTGGTTACGGTGGTCGTGTAAGTGCTGGTCGTACCAGCAACAAACCCGGCGTTGGAGATATTGATGGTAAGGCCGGTAGGCTGAGAAAAAGTTGCCATAGTATAGTTCCTTCAAATGGGTTGGCAGTTCAGGAATCTGAACGCCTTGGTTCCACTTAGTCTTTAGATTACTACATTCGGGTCGAAAGCGCCGGTCGGGCTAATGTAGACGGTAGTAGCCGTATTCAGTGACGTAGTGCCGCCGACAAACGTGCTGCTGTGGGTTACCGTGATGTAGCCTACAAGAGCTTTTCCGGTGGGAAACTGGGGAAATTTCACTTTCGCGAGTGCCGTTCCTTCGGTCCCCATCGCGCTCGTAACAACACTAGCGCTATCGATAAAGAAGCAGAAAATATTAAAGCTAGACGCCGTAATGGACCCCACCAGCGCGGGCATATCAGTGCTAGCGGCGATAGTAACGGGCACGCCCGCCGCGACGCCCTGAAAGGCCACCGCGCCGATCTTGGGAACCGCAGTACCCGCCGTTCCGGTAACAACGAGCCCAGCGCTAGACGTAGCTACCGAGTTGTAACGATCCGCCAGCGGTGAAGCGACCTGCAAAACCGCGTTGCGGTCCTTTTCGGCCGACATGCCAGAAAGGAATTGAGTAACTGTGCTAAACATACTCATGTTGATCTCCAAATGTGGTGGGGCCGGTTTCCCGGCCCCAGTGGGTTACGACAACGTCTTCGAACCGACGTTACCAACAGCCATCCAGCCCGCATTTTCAATCATAACGGCCTTGTACCAGATCGTACCGGCGTATCCGCGCTGACCAAACGGGTCAGACTTGGACTTGGCACCCGGAGGAATGAACGTGGGGTCCATCGACTCCTTGCCACGCAGAGCAATCTGGCTCCAAGCGTCCTGCGCCGTCACGATAAACGGATACACGTCAATGGACGTTCCGGTCGTCGAAAACAGGCCCGTAGCGCCGACGGCAGCGCCGCCATCCTGAACAGCGGGAAGGTCGGGCGAAGTGATAAAGCGGAAGCGTTCCACCTTACCAATTTCGTTCGGCATCGGGGTGCCCGACGCATACTTCTCGGCCGGAATAAAGCCAGCGATATCACGAATATCCGGCTCCAGATCGGTATGGCAATACACCGTGTAGCCTTCAGCAACGGCATCAGTGCCGAAGTTGCCGGAAGCCGACAGCATCTTATTGACAGGCTTACCGTGGTTGGCCTGCAAGTTCTTGGCGATCTTGCGGACCAGACCCAGCGTAAGGCCACCATTAACGGTCGCAAGGGTGGTGCCCGTGCCGCCGTAATACTGGTTGGTGCTGGCGCGGAGAGCCCCGTAAATGATCATTTCGTTAACGAACGTCATGCGTTCGCCAACCTGCTCGACCATTGCCTTGGGAATGTCATCTTCGTACAGGTCGTAGGTCTTGTCGGTAAAGCCGTACAGGCAGGAATACTGCTGCATGACCACCGTGATATCGACGGGAGTGATGCTTTCCGGAGACGGGGTCACGCCTTCCGAAGTCAGATGAGCCTGTGCAATGGCGGTATCGCGAGCGCCCGTGCCGTTCTGAAAGAAACGGTTCTGGCTGTTCGCGTTGGTGGAGGTCGCACCGTAGGGCAAAAACCGACGAGCAACGTAGGTGTCGCTGCTGTTCTTGGGCATTTTGACCTGACGGCCACCGCGACCAAGGCATTCCAGCGGAACGGCGTGCGAAAGGATTTCGCCCTTAAACTTGTTAATTCGGCCCGGAGTTAGGGCAAAGGTCTGCATAGCCATAGTAAATTCCTTTATCTGCCAGCAAAGCCAGCGTTAAAATCATCATCCGCGTCGGGGGTTTCCGAACGTCGGCCGTCACCTTTAGGCGTTATAGCGTCTCGTATAAGCGTCTGGCGAACGGACGGTTTTGGAATGCTAGACCTAAACTTGTCTATAGAACGGGCGATTACCGAAGCAGAGTTGGTGGCGTTCAGCTTTTGCTGATAATCCACCGGTTGCTTGTTTAACCACTGGCGATAGTCAGTTTTAGAGTCAGGCGTTCCTACTAAATCCCGCCACTGAGGATGTGCGTCCTCAAGGGCTTCTGTTTCCAAAGCAATTACACGAGCATGAACTTTTTCGTCTATGTCTACAGGATTAGCGGGAACGGGGTTAGTTCGTAAGGTCTGAGCAAATTTCTGGAACGATTTCAACTGCATAGCAGCTAGTTCCGGAAAATCCTCGGCCAGATCAGAAACAACATCGTCCGTTAAATCCACTGCGGGTCCAGTAGCGGTGAGCTGTGTAAGCGTCCGTTCAACTCCGCCAAGTTTTCCAAAAGCCGTATCAAACTGTTTCTGATACGCAGTTCGCATCTCGGAGATGCTATCTGCGTTTGACTGAAACTTTTTGTAGTCGTCTTCGGTTACTTGAACATATTTAGGGCCTGTGTCTTCTACCGGCGCGGGAGGCGTAGGTATCGAATCGTCAAACCCCATTTCGAATTGCAGATCGTCTTTTACAACAGCCTCATCAGCCATTAAGAACTCCATTAGAGACAGACGGCCTATTCGGTGGTCTGTTAGTCTAGTAGCGGAACTGCCCCGTAAGAGAGCAGCGCCTTTACTTCGGTTATCTGACCACGAATAGTCGCAGTTTGCAATGCGTCTAGTGGCCCGTCATTTTTTGCCCGCAAAATAAGTAGGCGAGCTTGTAGGTGTTCGTCTAACTTACGCCAGAGGGGGTGGTTTCGCTCCCCGTCGGTTAGAATCATCTCAAGTTCTCCAACTTGTAGATGGTGGTCAGGTAAAGACCGGTCAAACCGTCAACCAAGTTGGCTACGGCATTGGAGCCCATAGCGATAAGCTCGCGGTTAGCCTCGATCCAATCGGCCTCGCCCTTCATCCAGACAAGAAGATCCTTGGGGTCTTCCGCCAGAACAATCTCGGGGTCTACCAAACCCAACAAACCTTGGTGCGTTTCGACAATGGCGTCGATATGGTTAGGGAGCTTTTCGTAGAACTTATTCAAAGCCTTATGCTCAGAATAGCTAGTTGTGCGCCAATGCGCCCGGTGCGCTATATCCCGCGCGGCGAAAACCCGCCCTATGAGTTCTTGTATCATTGTTCAAATGCCCGCCCGTTAGCCGCGCGCCCCGGCGGTTCGGCCGCTGGCCGAGCTACCTGCTTATTTTTATGCAAATCGACGGCGTGGCTCACTCCGGCTAGCTGCTTCTGCGCCGCCAAGGTCATAGCCGTTCTAGCCAGCATAGCCTTCACATTCTCAAGGCTAATCTGGTGCCGGTTGGCGTACTCAAGCAACGCCAATTCCCGTTTGACCTCTATTTCGCGCATCCGCGTTTCGGCAACAATTCGCGTGCGTTCCTGCTCCGATTGAACGTAAACCGTGTCACGATCCGTATCGACTTTGATCTTCTGCATCGCCACGTCGCGGTTGGCTTTGCCGTCTTGTTGCATCGCAGCAAGTTTGGCCTTGTCGGTATCGGCGCGAATAGTCGCGACCTGTACGGCAGGCGGCGGCGGGGGTGGCTGCTGCATGAGCTGGGCCAACTCGTCGTCTGTGTACTGTAGCTCGCGAGGGTCCAACCGCTTGGACTTGGCCATCAACTTGAACCACTTCTTGGGGTCCACGCCAAACGCAGGGTCTTTGGCCATCTGGGCCATCTGCATGATGGTTTGGTCCTGAATAGCGCGCTCTACTAGCGCCACGGACCCGTGAGCGTCGATATGGAAATCACCCTTCTCATCTTCTGAAATCGAGGGGTCTAGCAGAAGCCATTCGTAATACTGCCGAATGACCGGTTCTGTGATGTAGTCATCGAACGCGTACCCAATACTACGCAGAAGCTGGTTAGCGTTGTTGTTCTGAAGTTGGGCCGCACCAAAAGTATCGGGTGTCGTCTTGCCCGACTGCCCCTGTGTAATCAAAGGGATAGAGGTTGATTCTTCGGCAAGCCTAAAAGCGTACTCAACAATAGACATCAACTGTGGCGTCATGTTCGGTATGACGATTGAGGTAAAGGACTTGCTAACGTCGTCGCTTACCGAGTCAGCCACCTTGTACCAGATCTTGTCCGGTAACAGCGTCCAGCGCCCGTCGCCGGGAATAATTCCGCCTTGGTCAATGATGAACTGACAACCGGCGGATTTACCCGCGTTGTTCAGTAGAGCCCGCGTCGCGGCGTTAACCATGCGCTGGGGCATTCTCACCTGTTCGCTTACACCTACACCGGCCCAGTGGCCCGGTCGCCGCTGCCAAGGAACCGAATGGTAGGGAAAGGTACCCGAATCAAGCGGGTTGATAGTCGCGCGAATGACTGAGTCGTTGACCAGCGTTACAAGCGCGTACACTTCGGTCTTGTCTACATCGCGTGTAGACCCCGGCCGACAACGCTCCATCTCTTCACGCTTCAACGAACCGTAATAATACCAGACTTCAAAACGATTTTTGCCGTAGTTTTCATCCGGACGACCGGGATTATCTACACTGATCTTGTTCGGTCCTTCCTTGAGAACCTTGTCAATCTGATCCGACAGATACCCGTCCAGACCTTTCAGCTTGCGTAGCTGACGCGCGGACAGATAATCGCGTTCAAAAATATAGTCGCCGTCCTGAACATTCTCACCGCAAGCAGGGTCTGGGTAGATGTTCCACACATCAACCCATTTAGTGGCGGGCACAACCCGCTCTGTTATTTGCAGCACGTTCTTTGTCATAGCCATACCCTTAACAAGTCTAGGGTACGGAGCCTTCAGCACGCCCACGCCCACGCGGGCGGCGTCGAAAATAACCTTACGCATTTCCGCCGGGTACTGGCACTCGACCATCCAGTCGTAGATGCGTTTCTCGGCGGCTTTAGCCTTCGTAGTGGCTAAGTTCATCTTCTCTTCGGCAAGATCTTTTACCGTGAGGGGGCCGTCTGCCTTCTCTAACGGAACGCCGTTATGCACGACTTGGCTTAGATCAGCCTTACCCTTGATAAGATCCGGTATTGGAGTGGGGGATAGATTGAACGCCTTGTCGTCAATAGGCAGAAGAATCTCGCCCAACTTCGCCGAACCGGCGTCTACATAGCGCGAGGTTAGCCGAACAAAGACAGATGACTTAACCTCTTCGGATACGTCGAGCCGCGATGTGGTAATCGGCCCGTCCATGTTCTGGGGCTTCATCCAGCGGGCGGAAGCAAACTCAGCCCGGTTAGCGTCGTCGATGCCCAGATAGGCTTCTTCCGCTTCTAGCCAAGTGTCTTCAACGCCTGACTGTTTGCGCGCGCTTTTGGCTTCGTCGCGTCGTGCAGCGATAGCCAGCCCGATAACGCTAAGACTAACGGCATCCCGGTACTCTTCTGCGTCTAGTAGATTTTGAATCTCTTCGGGCAGTTCCATCGGCAATTCTCCGGTGCCTAGACGGGCACTTCTTCCCACTGGAACGACGCGGCCAACGACGCAGCGCCGGAAGCCGTAGAGGTGTAAATGGCAGCATAAGCGCCCGGAGGCAGAATGAGCGAGCCGCCCATATCAAAGATAGTCTGGTTCTGCGGTGTCGTAGTAATCGCGCCCGTCAAGCCAGCGCCGAATACCGTATGCAGAGCGGGCGTTCCGACAAGCGTTGCCGACAACGCGCACTTGCCGCCCGCCGTAACACCCGAGCCAATGTTGCTCGACGCGCCCGGAGACGCCGCAGCGCTAGCGGTAACGATACCAGCCGCCGCGTACCCCACCATCAAACCAATAGTAGACGCCGCAGGAAAGGCCACCAGAAACGAGTAGCCCACATTGCTTACCGCCAGATTAACGGCCGTACCCGCCGGGTTATACAGGCACAAACCCGTATACGTCGTCGCGAGACCTACCGTGGTGATCGACGGCGTAGCGCCATTTGAGCCAAAAAAAGTGGCGTCGCGGTACGTCGCCTCGTAGAGGGGCGCGTGGAGATTTACGCTGTAGTTTGGTGCGGACATGTGATTTACCCTAATGCGCCCATAGACGCGTCAAATGTTGTGAAACTGGGCAATACTTCCAGCGGTGCCCTATCCCCCGCATTGCGTATCTTATCCACAATCATGCCCAAGCCCCTAAAAGCGTCTGCGCCATGACTGTATTCATCGTGTACCGGCGAAGCTGGTTCCCCTGTGGATACCGGAACCGACCGCCGATAACGCTTTAAACAATCAACTAAACGAGCGCATTTAACTTCGTCCATATACACACGGGGAAACATCCCTCGCGCGGCGCGAATACCCACCTCTATATCACTTCTGGGCATAACTTCAACGCTTCGCCCAAACGACCGCACAACCTGTGCGTCGGTCTTACCGGTCTGACCGCGCGTCTGGCCACCGTCGTGAGGAAGGTAATCCGTTCCCCAGACGTACCGGCGCTTCTGTAGCTCCGCGACCCATTCCGGAAGCGACTGATGGCTACCCTCCAGATACTCCAGTATGCGAACTTCAGAGTGCAGCCGTTGCAGCAGGATCACCGAATTCGCGTCGTACCAACCCTAATCCCATACCGTATGCACGGGTAACCCCGGATCGTATGGAACCGGCCGAATACGGTTGTCTTCCATCATATCGATGACTTCGCGAGCGTAGATGGCCCCCGATATCACACTGACGCACTTGCCTTCCCA